TACGAATGGCCGCTTTAGGGAATTTGAATTAAAGTAATTTTCTTTTCAAAATTACAATAATGCCATATGGTGTCTTACCTATATATAGGACTCCAGACACCAATCATATAGATAAGTTGAGGGACGCCGAATCAAAACGACAAGTTTTATGGCTTCGCCACGTCGTTTTAGAGTAAATGCCAAAAACTATTTCCTCACATATCCAAAGTGCTCTCTAACTAAAGAAGAGGCACTCTCCCAATTGCAAACCCTAGAAACCCCGACGAAGAAGAAATTCATCAAGATCTGTAGAGAGCTTCACGAAGATGGGTCTCCGCATATCCATGTTCTCATCCAATTCGAAGGGAAATTCCAGTGCAAAAATAACAGATTCTTCGACTTGGTTTCCCCAAGTCGGTCAGCACATTTCCATCCGAACATTCAGGGAGCTAAATCAGCGTCGGACGTCAAAAACTACATCGCCAAAGATGGAGACGTTCTAGAATGGGGTGTTTTCCAGATCGATGGACGATCTGCCCGTGGTGGTCAACAAACGGCGAACGATGCATATGCCCAGGCGATTAACACGGGAAATAAAGACGATGCTTTGAGAGTATTAAAGGAATTAGCCCCAAAAGATTACGTTCTGCAGTTTCACAATTTAAATACCAATTTAGATCGTATTTTTCAACCTCCTTCCGAGGTTTATGTTTCTCCATTTTCAATTTCATCCTTCGACAGAGTTCCGGCAGACCTCGTCGATTGGGTCTCGTCTAATGTTGTGTGTGCCGCTGCGCGGCCTTTTAGGCCCATAAGCATAGTCATAGAGGGGGATAGTAGGACGGGCAAAACGATGTGGGCTCGGTGCTTAGGACCACACAATTACTTGTGTGGACATCTTGATCTGAGCCCAAAGGTCTATAGCAATGATGCCTGGTACAACGTCATTGATGACGTTGATCCCCACTATCTAAAGCACTTTAAAGAATTCATGGGGGCCCAGCGTGACTGCCAAAGCAACACGAAGTACGGAAAGCCGGTCATGATTAAAGGTGGAATTCCCACTATCTTCCTGTGCAATAAAGGTCCAAACAGCAGCTATAAGGAATATCTGGATGAAGAAAAAAATGCAGCACTGAAGCAGTGGGCAATCAAGAATGCAGTCTTCATCACACTCGAAGAACCACTCTATTCCGGTCGCGAAAACATCGCTCTCCCAGAAGAAGAAGAAGAGCATTCGCAGGAGGCGAGTTGATCTACCGTGTGGTTGTTCGTATTACATATCGATCAACTGCCATGATCACGGATTCACGCACAGGGGAATACATCACTGCGGATCGAGCAGAGAGTGGCGTATATACCTGGGAAATTCGAAATCCCCTGTATTTCAAAATTTTGAAACACGACAGCAGGCCCTTCCTAACACAGCACGACATAATCAAGATTCAAATACAGTTCAACCACAACCTGCGGAAAGCCCTGGGACTTCACAAGTGTTTTCTAACTTTCAAAATCTGGACGGGCTTACGCCCTCAGATTGGGATTTTCTTGAGAGTCTTCAAAACCCAGGTCCTTAAGTACCTGGATATGTTAGGTGTCATAGGAATTTATAATGTAATAAGAGCAGTTTATCATGTATTGGATAATGTATTGGAGCAAACAATTGATGTATGGACTTCGTATGATATAAAACTGGATATTTATTAATTTGTGGCCGAATCATAAAAGTAGATCCGGATTTTCAAAGTAGCATATACAGGATTTGATGCGTGAGTACAGGCCATATACAACATTAATGCGTTTTCAGTATGATTCTCATACTTGCCGGCCTCTTGTTGATTATAAACAACATAATTATTAACCCTAACAAACTTCCTAACTAATGCTTGCTCCTTAGATGCATATGTTCCTCCCGTCACAGTCGCATGCCACTTCCGTAAGACTTGATAACGATCACGATGCATGTTCTTCACCGTTGCTGTGCTCGGTTCATTGTCAAACATATTAAACACTTCCCCGAAATCCTGGGGAGATCCTGTAGGACGACGGTCACGAACCAGAAAAAACATGACACTGTTAGTATGGTTTTTTGTCTTGATGTTTTCATCCATCCATATCTTTCCCAGCACATAGACAGATTTCACACAGAATCGCTTCCCTACGCGATGTGTGAGTCCAGTTCCTCGGGTAACATCACTAACACACATGACTTTGCCAATATGAGAGACATCGTGCCTAGATTCAAAGGACTGCACTTTACAAGGGCCTTCACAGCCCCTTGGCACGTCGGGACTTCTATACATTCTGTACATTCTGGGTTTTCTGTTCATCGGCCTGTTGGTCCAGGCCTTTGCTTTGGTGACGCGGGCAATGGGGACAACTGCACGAGCTCCATAGGGGCTGTCGAAGTTGAGACGTCGGCGTACCTTCGATGCGGGCGTTGAAATGATGATATCTGCTGGTCGCTTCGCCATAGTTCTTTGCTCGGAGAACAAGAATGAGATCTCGAATAAGATCGTAGCCGACTGTGTCTGGTGAATAGTTCTTTTCTATCTCTTGGAGATATTTTACAGCTAGCATGCACCTTAGACCATGAACGCTTTCGGGAAATTCGTGCAATAATGGATCCCACATGTTTGTGGATCCAAACTTGGTGAGCAAGTCTATTTATTGATCCCCACGCACTAAATAGGCCATGTAGCGTGAATTTCATTGGTTGAGGGCCCACCTAAAAATTTGCGCGGCCATTCGGTAATATTA